GCCGGCCACGCTCGATCTGCTCTTCTGTCAGGTAGTGGACCGCGACATCGTAGGGCCGGGTCTTCTGCGCGGCGATGAACGCAAAGCCCTTTGGCGCGTCGCTGCCGTACAGGTCTTTCAGGATGTCCAGGTACCAAGCCGCTTGCACCTCGTACCGACGGTTGACGATGACCTTGCCGAAGCCGTCCAGGCTGACGTCGTCGGTTGTTTTAAGGTCGACGATCCACTCGCCGTTGGCGGTGATGCTGTCGGTGCGACACTTGCGCAGGAAGTCGACGGTGACCCACTGCTCAGTGTCGTGGCAGTAGTAGCCTTGTTCGCCGCCGATGAAGAACGATTGCTCTGACGTTGCGCCGGACAGCAGGCCTCCGGCCCATGGATCACGATTGACTGCCCGCAGCATGCCGAGCATGTTTTTATAGTCGCGGGACGGCATAGCGATCTTGCCGGCCATCGTCTTGTTGTGGTCCTGCTCCAGCAGCAGCATGATGCGATCACGCGGCATGCCCGCTTCAACGATCAGGCGCTCGGCTAGCTCAGGCTTGGTGCCGCTGGTCATGCACCCATTGTCAGAGCATGCCTTTTTCAGCTCTGCCGAGCTGTCCAGCGCTTCCGGATGCGCCGACTTATCAAAGCCGACGGCATACGACTGCTCAAATGTTCCGGGCTCAAGAATCAGCTTGTGCGTACCGTCACCAACAGCAAAGCAGTGCTTGAAGTCTTCCGGCTCGCGGTCGGGGTTGATGTACTTGTCCCAGTAGTTGAGCCCGCTGACAGCAATAGCGTCGAGCTTGCTTTTACTGATGCCTGGGCCGGCGTGGTAAGCCTCGTTGTCGAGATCTACCAGCCCATGCAAACGCGTTTGAGCGTCCAAATGGCTTTCCTTATCAATGATCATTTTGGGATAATTCACGCTTTGCGGCGGTGCCTGCAATGGCGCTACTTCCTAAATCATTGCTTATATTTGAGTATCACGTCAACACATTCGAAAAATTTGATGATGGCTGCTCATATACGGTAAGATTCTCGGACTGAACTACACATCCGAGGAAAGCCTTATGGGCAGCACCACTGCAACAGACACTGCTAACGGCGCTTTGGCCCGTGCTGGCGGCGGCAATTTCGTGGCACGTGGCGTCAAGCCGGAAGAGGGCAGCTTCGCGGAGTCCTTCTATACCCGCGTCGACGCTTTGATTAAGCGCGGCGCTGCGGTGGGCATCACCGTCACCGACATCTGTGTCAGCTCCGGCGTTGCGCGTGCGACTCCAGATCGCTGGCGCGAAAAGGCTCCGCTGTCGATCACCCTGGTGGACAAAATGGAGAAGGCGGTCATTGCCGCCGAAGTCGCAGCCCGAGCGTAATCCCCCCAACACCCTATATGGCGCCGACTAATACTCGATGCGGCGCCTAGAGAACCTTTATGGCCGCGATTAGTTTACGCGACTACCAGCAAGCTGGAGTCGATGGGATCCGTGCTGCGTTTCGGCGCGGCGATATGCCCGTCTTATTCGTTTTGAGTACGGGTGCGGGAAAAACTTATACTTTTAGTTATATCGCCGCCAGCTCTGCCGAAAAGGGCAACCCGGTCATCATTATCGTGCACCGGAAAGAGCTGCTTTTACAGGCATCGCAAGCGCTGACCAACCTTGGCATCGCCCACGGCATGATCAGCCCGCACTTCACCGCTGACCCGCGACAGAATGTTCAAGTCGCCAGCGTCGATACTCTGCTGATCCGTCTCAAAAAGCATTTTGCGAACCCGAACTCCAAGTCTGCCTGGCTGCTCAAGTTCAAGCTCTGCATCTTCGACGAAGCGCACCACGTGGTGGCGGCGAACAAGTGGGGCAGGGCGTGGGATCAGTTAGGACAGCCGGCGATGCTTGGCGTTACCGCCACGCCAGTTCGTGGCGATGGCAAGGGGCTTGGCGACCACTGCGGTGGCGTCTTCAAGGAGATGGTCATCGGGCCGTCTATTGTGGTCCTGATCGGTCGCGGCATGCTGCTGAACCCTATCGTCTACACCAGCCTGGAAACTCCAGACCTTGATGGCCTGAAGACGAACAGCGAGGGCGACTATAACCTCGCTGACCTGGCCCAGCGCGTCGACAAGCCGCGCATCACCGGCTCCGCCGTCAAGCAATACACCAAGATCTGCCCAGGCGCCCGGGCCATCGTGTTCTGCGCCAGCATTGCGCATGCCCGCCACGTGGTGGAGCAGTTCAATGCGGCCGGGTACCGCTTCGCGCTACTGGTCGGCCAGCCTGAGATGAGTGACGCCGAGCGCACCGACGTGAACAAACGTCTGCGCCGCGGCGAGCTTGACGGCGCCTGCACCGTGGACCTGGTCAGCGAGGGCTATGACCTTCCTGACCTGGCTTGCTGCATCATGCTTCGGCCAACCGCGTCCGAGGCGCTGTTCCTGCAGCAAGTTGGCCGTGTCATGCGCCCCAGCGACGGCAAGGTGTCCTGCTGGCTGCTCGATCACGTCGGCAACGTCGGCTCGATTCAAGACGGCGAATTCAAGCGCAAGCACGGCATGCCAAACGAAGAACGCGAGTGGACGCTCGACGGCAAGGCCAAGGGTAAGGGCAAGAAGAAGGTCGAGAAGGTCATCGACGTTTTCCAGTGCCCCAAATGCTACTTGGCTCACATGCCGGAGCCGACGTGCCCTGGCTGCGGCCACGTCTACGAGATCAAAACCCGCCAGCTCGAAGAGGTTGATGGTGAGCTGCACCAACTGACGCCCGAGATGGCCGAGGCCATCAAGCGCGACAAGAAAGTCGAAGTCGGCAAGGCCCGCGAGATGGATGATCTTTTGCGCATCGAAAAGGAGCGCGGCTACAAAAAGGGATGGGCCAAACATACATTCGAATCGCGCAAGCGCAAAAAACCGAAGGCGCCAGAGCGCCCGCCAGAACCAACGCTCGACGAACTCAAAGCAATGACACTTGAACAACTGGAACGCGTCGCCCGCGAGCAGAACTGGGGCCGCGACTTCGCATCCGATTTCTACCACTCTCAACATGCCCTGGAGGGCAGCAATTAAATGGCCAACTCACTCAACGATGTACGACTGATCGGACGCCTGGGGCAAGATCCTGAAGTGCGCAAGCTGCCGAACGGTGATTCTGTGGCAAACATCAGCTTGGCCACCTCGAAAAAGTGGCGGGACAAAACGTCGGGCGAGCAGAAGGAAAAGACCGAGTGGCACCGCGTTGTAGTGTTCGGCAAGCTCGCTGACATCTGCGGCGAATATCTCCGCAAGGGCTCGCAGGCGTATTTTGAGGGCGAGCTGGAGACGCGCCAATGGGAGAAAGACGGCGAGAAGCGCTACACCACCGAGATCCGGTGTGACGAGATGATCATGCTCGATGGTAAGAGCGACGCCGCTCCGCGTCAGCAGTCTGCTCCGCAGCAGAGCGCGCCGCGCAATGCCAGCGCTCCGCAGCAGCAACAGCCGGCGAAAGATCCTAAATTCGATTCGGATATCCCGTTCTAATTTGAGTAACGACTATGACTACAGCTCCAGATCTGCTGAAAGCCGCTGCCGGCCATATGCTTGACCGGGCCAGCACCTACGACAAGCCCGAAGGCGAGCGTTCCATGGCGCAGACCGTCGACATCTTCAACCGTTTTCACGGAACCAGCCTTACCGAGGCCCAGGGCTGGCACTTTATGCAGGTGCTCAAGGACGTGCGGCTGTTCACGCGCCAGGGCTATCACGCTGACAGCGGGGAAGATGGCATCGCCTACGCCGCGCTGAAGTGTGAAGCCAAGGCGGCCGAAAATGGCAAGTGAGAGCAACGTACAGCGCGCCATCTGGCTCGCCATGGGCAGGGTATCCCGGCTCTTTCGACTGAACACCGGCCGCGGATACGTCTCGCAGCTTGGGCCGAAGGGCGTCCATCGCCTGAAGGATGGGTCGATCCATATCGAGGCTCCGCGTCCAATCGCCCTGGGCTTCGGCCTGATGAGCGGCGAGCCGGTAAAGGGCGCTTGCGACCTGCCAGGCTGGACAGAGATCGTGATCACGCCCGAGATGGTCGGACGCACGGTGCCGGTGTTCACATCGATCGAAGCAAAGGCAACCGAAGGCGGCCGGGTATCTCCAGACCAAAAAAACTGGATGAACCAAGTGCAGGGCGCTGGTGGAATTGCTGGCGTTGCTCGATCCCCCGAAGAGGCTCTGCAAATTGTTGCTGATTGGAAAGCAGCGCGCCCTCTCAATTTAGGGTAACATCCCGCTCTATCATCAAATTTCATGGCTTACCCTGAGCGCTTAGCCGCGCTCAGTGCCATTACTGTTTTGGGCTAGGGGCCGGTTAGCTACCGATTCTGAACGGCGCATTCTGCAGCGCTTGCCCACTTTTTTCCGCAGCTTACCCGAAGGCAGAAAGGGATATGAGTCAGAAGATTTCTGAATCTACGATGGTGCGAGCGAAGGCCGATATTGTCGGCACAATCTCGAAGTACCTGGACCTAAAAAAGAACGGCA